CAGCTTCAGCATCGATGTTGTGGAAAGCCGCAACGTCTTGAGCTAACTCAGGAGACCATTGTGCTCTTAATTTTCTTTCTGTAACAGATACAGTAACTGAATCTAAATCAAAAGAAACCTCACCGATTTTGTCTTCAAATTCTAATTCTTCGTAACGTCTGAATACCGCTTTAATCGCAGTATCTTGAGATGCTCCACTCCAGTTAGCAGCTGATAAAGTTGCTCCTGAATATCCATCTAAACTATTTGAACCACAATCAGCACATACTGGTATTTGTGTATCAACTTCTAAATAGATTGTACCTTGAGAGTCACAAATATCTTTGAAAGAACCTCCGTTACCTAAATTTGCGAATGTTGCTGTTGTAGTATTTCCGTATTCAACAATTCCTTTACCATATTTTTGAGTAACAACTCTAAATAATAAGTTAGTAAATGTAGAAACACCTAAATCAGTAGCAACACCTGAAGTTGCAGTAAATAATCTAAGACCTGATAAAAATTCTTCAGAATCCATTTCTTGACCGTTTGGTCCGATTAATTTTCCGTCACCTGTGTTAGAGAAACCTGTCATTGCAACTAAGATTTTTCTTGCTTCACCAGATGGAAGAGCAGTTTTAGTTAAATCACCGTTAACCCAAGTTACAGTAGTACAAGTAGCAGTGATTGCTGACCATCTACCTTTAGAATAATCGAATAAACCTTCAGGGTCTAAACCTGGTTCAGTTCCTTCGTAGAATAAATCATAAAGATTTTTTTGGTAAGCTCCTGTAGACGTTCCGTAACCACCATTTACATCACCAGGATAATTACCCGGAGAACCGATTGGTGCGTAGTGTTGTCCTGAACTTTCAGGGATTCCATTAGCAGATGTTGCTCCTGTAAATCCTTGAATTTTTGGTACGAAGAAGAACAATTTACCGATTGGTAAGTTCATAGCTTGTACAGATACGATTTCATTCGCTAATAATTTAGAGAATACTCTTCTTACGATAGGGAATACAACTGTTTCAAATGAACCATTTGAACCTTCTCCTGTCGCTTCGTTTATTAAGAAAGACGCTTGATTCTCATATAACTGAGCTACGTTTTCTCTCATATGTCCTTTAAGACCTTCTAGGAATCCTAATTTATCCCATTTGTTGATTGTGTCTTCTTTAATAACTTTAAGGTGTTTTAACCCGATGTTACCAACTAGACCTGATTCTAATAATGCTCCCATTTTTTTGGTTTTTATTAATTTTAATTTATTTTTATTTATTTAATTTTTGTCATTAAATCTTTCATTCTTAAGAACTGTGGATTCTCATATGTTTTAGATTCAATTAAGTTAACTGCTCCTGTAGAAGGTGATTTAGCAATTGTTCTTTCGATTGACTCATTCATATTTTGAGATTTAGTATCTAAGGATAATTCATTTTTAACGACTTGATATAAATTTTTAGATTCTTTAATAGTTTCAACACCATCAAATCTTCTTAAAATGTTAATTTTTTCTTGTTTTGATGTTGAATGTTCAGTGAACAAACGTGTAGCGTAAGCTAAGTTTGAATTGAATATTGCAACCTCGTTTAATTTACTTCTAAAAACATTAAGTGCTTTTCTGTACTCTTCATTTTTCTCTCTAAGAATTTGTAGTTCTGTATTAGAAGTACTTTCTTTGATAGCTGTATTAAATTTAGAGTGAGCTCTTGGTTTTGGTAAACCACCTTTTCTGAAATTAGACCCTGAACCTAATGTTCTTACAGCCTCTTTTGTTTCAGATTTTTTTACAACAGGTTTTTCATCAAATTGTTCTTTAGTTTCAACTTTTTTAACCATTTTGTTTTTACCAAGTTTAGTCCCAGCATTTTCACCGTCTTTGAAATCAAATTTAGCTTTACCTGTACCAACAGATTTAGGAGCCTCTTTCATTTTAGTTTTGAATCCTGTTCCTTGGTTAGGTTTTGCGTTATATTTGAATTTTGGACTTCCGATTCCAACTCCTTTAGGTTTGATTGTAGCTTTTTTAGATTCGTAAATAGAATCGTCTTCCATTTCTTCATCTAATTCTTCGTCAAATTCTTCGTCAAATTCTTCGTCTAATTCTTCGTCGAATTCTTCATCTAACTCTTCGTCATCCATTTGGATTTCATAAACGATTTCTTCATCGTCCATTCCATCTTCTTCGTCAAACTCTTCAAACGCCATTCCGTCTTCGTCTTCTTCGTCATCAGAACTAAACATTCTTTCAACAATAGATTCAATAGATTCATCATCCATTCCATCTTCTTGTTCGTCTAATTCTTCTTCATCTTCTTCGCTTTCGCCAACAATCATATACTCTTTACCAGTCTCCTCATCTTTAAGGTGAGTGTTTCCTTTGTCGTCTTTTGTTACGACAATATTATCATCTGGTCCCATAAGTTGAAATACTCTAAGTACTTCTTCATCGTCTGCGTCAGTTAAATCGATGGTATCGTCTTCGTCGTCCATATCTTCTTCGTCATCGAATTCGATATCTTCTTCGTCGTCCATATCATCAGTATCCATTTCGTCACCTTCTTCATCTGATTCATCGTCGCTCATATCAATATCAGCGATATCATCAGAACCCATAGGCTCATCCATTTCAACGTCATCGGTTTCAATCTCATCATCAGCTTGTTCTGATAAAGATTCTTTTACTAGGTCTTTGATTTCTTGTTTCATTGTAGAAGCAAGTATTCCTTTTGCATTTTCAGCGACTGCCTCTTCCAAATTTTTCATTTGGATGATAGCCTCTTCAACTAAAGATTTTTCTTTTGCCATTGTTTTTATATTGGTTTTAATATATAAATATCTCCCAATGCGAAAAAAGTTTAAATCACACTCATTTCACGTCAGGTTTTTTATACATTCATAAATATCACCAAAAAATAAAAAGCATAAAAAAAGAGGACGTTTGTCCTCTTTTGTTTAATAATTAAAATTTTAATTACTCAATAACTTCGTCAATTTTACTTTCAACAATTGCTGTAATTCTCCACTCCATTGTGTAATGTTCAAAAACTTTAGTAACTTTCGCCTCAACGTCAGTAGGGTTATAACCACTCACTAATTTTTCTTCTCTTAATTTTTTAATCTTACCTGATGCCTCATCAAGTGAGTCTAAGGTAACTTTTGCGATAAAATACTTTTCTTCCATTTTTTGTTATTTATTTAATATCCCAAATAATCGTTTAATTTTTTCATTAAGTCAAGCGATTTATTTCCGGAATCTCCAACGTGTCTTTCAACACTTATTTTTTTCTCTTCTTCTAAGTTCTCGTCGTATAGTTGTTTATCCTCTTTATTTAAGAATAGATACGCTCCCGGAGTTGACGGTGAAGATACTAAGTCAAAACAGATTAATTCAAAATCGTCTTGAACTTCATTTTGTTCACCAATCTTTTTAAGGGAACCTACACCTCTTGATGAGATACCTAATGTTACACCTTGTCTTAGGTAGTTAGCTGCTATATCACCTTTGGTTGAACAAATCCCACTTTCGTGATATCCCGGTGATGTAAGTAGTTTTATCTTGCCCATTAGGACATTACCTTCCCACCATACTTCAGTAATCATATGAGAAACTCTATCTAAATCAATTAGAGATGATTCCGGGTGATTTAACTCGGATAGGGACGTGCCCTTTTTAATCATTTTTTTATAATTCTCAGCTTCTCTTTTTAATATACGTTCAGGGTATAATCTACCATTTCTATTTGGGGTGTCATATTTTTGTAATACGGCATAAAATTCAATTGGTTTAGAGTGGTCTAACATTTCACTAGATTCTCTAATTAAAGTTTCATTACGATTATCATTTGGGTTAATATACCCCGCATCGTACTCAACTAATATACCTTTTCCAGATTCACTTGGTTGTAATATTCTTAAATTCATTTTGAATGTTTTATTTATAAATATTAAACATTCTCGGTTTGTAACGATTCTTCTATTAATTTACTCTTTTTGGTTAGATAAAAATTAAAATTTTCATTATCTAAAAAATTATCTTTAAAAATTTGGTGTGTTATTTGTTGTAGTGATTCTTTGATTTCATTTCCTTTAAAATCCAAATCTTCTTGGATTATGTAAAAATTTATTTCAAGATTCATAAATGATTTTTTATTTATGTTTAGTCCGCTGGACCTTAAATCTAAATCTACTATAAATTTATCATCAAATAACTCTTTATCTAAGGATTCGTAGACCGAATGTTTTATGGCTCTGCTCATATTGAGAACTGTCCTTGTCCAATTTTCGCACTCTGTAGTTGGTTCTACCCATGTTTGGATGTTAAGATAGAGTGACTTTAAATTCATCGAATCAACTGTTCCATATACTACCTTGGCAGTGTTGAATCCGTGAATGTGTGAGGTTTTACCCTTTTTCATTAAATTTCATAATTTCTAAGTTTATTGTTTTAATAAAAATAGGTATATTTACTGCAATAGTCAAAATAAATATAAACTCACAAAAACATGTT